CAAGGTCTATCTGGTTTAGCACAAACACAGTTTGGTCAAGCAACAAAAGAGTTAGGACAACTTGAAGCTGTAGGTAGAGAGCAACAACAAAGAGAACAACAATTATTAGATGAATCTTATCAAAGATTTTTAAGAGAAAGAGCTTTTCCAGAACAACAACTTGCTCAGTATCAAGGTATAGTAACTGGTGCCTCTCCTTTATTAGGAACTTCTGTTGTTAAGAGAGAACCACAACAATTTCAACCTAGTCCACTAGCTACAGCACTTGGTACTGCTACCGGTGTTGCTAATATCTATGGTGCATTTTCTAATCCTGCTACTTTTAGACCTATACCTGGAGTTGGTGCTAAAGAAGGTGGACCAGTCATACCTGCAGAAAAAGGCACAGAGGGTGGTTTATCTGTTATAATTAAAATGATTAAAAAACAAAGAGGTAAGGGTGGAGACCCTAGAAGTAAAAGGTCTAAGGCACAAAGAATTGAAAGAGTTATGAATGAAGTAACAGATATGCTAGAAAAAGAAGGTATGAAAGCTGGTGGTGTTGTTGATTTACCTGTAGTTAAAAGACAAGAAAATGCTAGGATTGGAACAGGAAGAGTAAAAACTACACCTAAAGAAGAAAGAAAAAGTTTTTTAGAAGCAACAGGTTTACGTAATCTTTTAAGAGGTGTTGTTTTATCAGAAGAAGAAGAAGAAGCATTAAAACAAAATGAACAGTTAAGTGAATTTCTTGATGTAGATAAAGAATTACAAACTTCAGATGTTGAAACAGCTATTGATAAAGATGCTGTTATACCAGATGCCAAGGACTCAATAGATGTTTCAGGACAAGAAAAACCTGATACTCTTTCATCTGCAATACTAAGTTTACTACCAGGTATTATATCCACAGGAGAGGCTTCTGATGCAAATATCATGGAACAATTTAAAAAGACCCAGGAAGCACAATTAAAAGCAGGTGATGAAGATTTAGCACTACGACAAGAACTAATAAATAAAATGACAGAAGATGCTAGAGATAGAACTAAAAGAGTAGTTTTAGGAGCAGCAACTGAAGGATTATTAGCTCCGACTGTTGGTGGTACAGGTCTTGGTATGACTGTTAGAAATACATTACGTAATGTAAATAAAGCATTAGTAAAAGAAAGTGGTAAAAATGCAGGAATATTTAAAGAGCAAATGAATCTTTTACTAGCTAAAACTAAACAAGATGCTAATATAGAAAAAGCAAAATTAGATGCATTAGTAACAGCAAAGAAATTAAGTGACTCTGCTAGAACTCAAAGACTACAAGGTATAACAACTCTAATAGCACTTCAAAAATCAGTATTGACAAAAGATATAGATGATATTAATACTTACTTAAAATTAATGGGTAATCTTGATAATATAGATGCTGATACAGCAAGTGCTATGAGCAGTGTTTTAGAAAAAACTAATTTACCTGAAGAATTAAAAAAACAATTATCAGATGCTATTAAAGCAAAAAAAACTAAAAGTAAATCAGAAAGCTCTTCAAAGAACGCAGAAGACGAAATAGAGATAGATGGTTAATTAATGGCTAAAACAACTTATGATGATTTATTAAAAGACGATAACTTTCTTCGTAATGCTTATAAAGCATTAACAGGAATGGGTTATAATATTAGTAAAAAAAGAGGTGATATACTCGATAGTTTTTTACAAAAAAGAAGATACTTTGATGTTAACCTTGCATCTACTATAACACAAGGCGATAACATAAAAGATTTAAGTGAAGAAAATAAATTAAATTTACGTAGTGCTTTAGATAAAGCAGATGAACTTCCTAGTATATTTGAAGATGGTAGTGCACCAAAATGGAGAGCTGTAAGAGACTATGCACTTGCTGGTGTATCTGACCCAACGAATCTATTATCTATTATTGCTGGTGCTTTTACATTAGGTTCAGGAACTGGTTTAGCTTTTGGTGCAAAAGAGGCAGCTAAACAAGGTATTAAAAATAGATTAAAAGCAAAAGCAAATGCACTTGTTAGTAAGCCTGTATTGAAAGCAATGGCAGTTGAAGGTGGTATTGCAGGAGTAGGTGGAGGCACGCAAAACAAATTATCTCAAGATGTGGATATGGAGTTAGGTAGAAAAGAAAAAGGTGATTATGATATTAGTTCTATTATTCTACAAGGAACTGTTGAAGGTGTTGCTAGTCCATTAGCCGGTGGTTTGTTAAACTTAGGTGGTACTGCTGCTGCACAAGGTATAAAAGGTTTAGGAAAAATTACTGGAGTTAATGATAGTCAATTTGTAAAGAATACACAAAACTTTTTAGAAAAATGGTTTATGCCTGCTGCTGGTATAGATGAAATATCATTAAGAAATATTGAAATGGGCGACTCTGCTTTTAGAAAAGTTAGACAAGATGCTGAAGATATATCTGAAGATATTGACAGAATATACAAGAGAGACTTTCCAAATCAAACTCAAGGTGATATTGATTTAATTAATAGAGCTATGCAGAAAGATGAGAGTCTTTTAGATGAAACAAAAACTGCTATAGATGATTTACGAAATGTAAGTCCAGATATGGCAGATGCAATAACAAGATTTGATGAGCTAAGAAAAAATGTAAATAAAATAGTTAGAGATAAAGACTTAAAAACAAGTCCAAAAGTTCAAAGAATATTTAGAAGAAGTAATAAGTATACAAGAGATATTTATGAAACTTATACACAAGCTGCTAGAGAGCCTTTACAAAAATTTTTAGCTAGACCAGAGAATGAAGAGTTATTTGAAAACTTTATGGGTTTTGCTTTAAAAGATGATAATACAAAGTTTGGTAAAATATTTGGTGTTAGAAATACTAAAACAGGAAAGTTAAAATCTTTTGCTGACCCAAACAGTCCTGATTTTGATGAGTCAAAACTTAATAATGTTTTGATGAATGAGTTTAAAAATTTATATACACCATCATTAAGAAAGAAAACAAAATATGGTGCGTTAAAATCTAAAGATGTTGAATTACCTGATGTATTAAAACAAATATATGGATTAAATTTAAACCCTGCTGTTAGAGCATTACAAACTATTTCTGGAATTGTAGAACCTGTAGCTGATTTACGTATTGCCTCTGGTCTTGGAGAAAGTTTACTAAGAAGAAACTTAGCAGTATATAAACCTGGTAGATTTGATGCATCTGAAGCTGCTGCTGAATTAGGTGTAGATGAGGCAGTTCCTTTAATAGCTTCTAAAAGTTTTAAAGACCAAAAAAGAGAGGCTATAAGTAAAGCACCTTTTACTATACGTGGTGATATCTTTGACCCAGAGTTAGGTAATGTTTATATACCAAAAGAGTTAGCAGATAAAATATCAGCAATGACTGATAGAACAGGTTACTTATCTAAGAATGAGTTTCTTGGTCCTTTTGCTCAAGCATTTGCCGCATCTCAAGGTTACATGAAAAAAGGTAAAACTGTTTATAGTCCTTTTGCACATGTTAGAAACTTCTTAGGTGCAATACAAAATGTGGCAAACTCTGGTAACTGGACAGGTATTGGTAAATATACACAAGGTATCAGAAAACTACCCAAAGCAGAAAAAGAAGAGTTTTTTAACAGAATGAAGATGTTAGGTATAGAAGGAACTAACGTAGAATTAAATCAAATATTAAATCGTTTGTCTGATTTAGCTGAGATTAGTGAAGACAATTTAAAAGGTTTTTCTGGTTGGTCTGCTAGAAATATAGTTAGAGTAACATCTCTTGGTGTTAGTTCAGCAGAAAAAACAAAAGCAGGTAGAGCTATATCTAGAAAGTTAGAAAGATTTTATACAAAGACAGATGACCTTGGAAAGATGATGGCATTTTTAGGTGAAAGAAGTAAAGCACAAAAAATGTTTGATGAGATGACAGATGTTCAAAAGAATAATTTTAGACAAATGTATAGAGATTCTTTTCCTGATGATATACCTATAGAAAGAGTTGCTAAAAGACAAGTTACTAAAAAAGGACAACCAACTAAAACTCAAACAAGATTTAAAAAACAATTTGAAACTAATTTAGATAAGTTTGATTCTAGAATGCTTGATGAGTTTGCTACAGAAAAAGCATTAAATGTTATGCCAGTGTATTCAAGAATACCTAGAATATTAGAAAAGATGAGAGGTATACCTGTTATTGGTTCTTTTACTGCTTTTCCTGCAGAGAACTTACGTAATAAATATAACGTATTAAGATTAGGTGCAGAAGAAATACGAGATGGTTTTGCTCTTGGTAATAATTCATTAATTAAAACAGGTGCTAATAGATTATTGTCTCAAGGTGCTATTGCTTCAGCTCCAGTGGTGGCTGCATATGTTTATAATGAAGCTAATGGCACAGATAAAGTAATGCCTTTTATAAGAAAGTCTTTTCCAGAATGGGCAAGATATCATGCATTACAAATAAGAAAAAGAATAAATAAACAAGGTGAAGATGAGTATGCAGTAACTGATTTAAGTTATAATAACCCAGACCAGTTTGTGCTTGATATCATTGGACCACTTATGGTTAGTGCTGCTAATGGTGAAGATGTATCAGAAAATCTTGACAGATTATTTAAAGATGTCATAATAGGAACTACAGAACCTTTTGTGGATAAGTCTCTTGCTTTACAATATGCAGAGGAGGCATTAGGTTTTATAAGAGCTACTGATGAATTGACAGCAGCAAATAAATTAGCAAGAATGTATAAGATAGCTGAACCTGGACTTCTTAAAAATTTAAGAGAAATAGCCGGTGATGTTGGTGCATATCAAGCACTAGATAAGTTTTCAGGAGTTATAGGTTCAAAAGCAACACCTGGTTCTTTTTTACAATCTAGATTAGAGCCATTATATTATGGTGAAAAAAGAAGATATATAAATGATGCTGCTAGTGTTGCTGGTTATCTATCAGAAGTAGGTTTAGTAGGAGATAATTTCTTAATACCTTTTACACCAGCATCTAGAGAAACAGTGTTTAATCCAAAAAAACAATTAGGTTTTGCTGTAAAAACATTAATGAAAAATGCAAACTCTGATTTTAATATTAGTTCATCAGAAATTAAAAAAAGACTACAAGATACAGAGGCAAACTTTACACTAAAAGGTATGTTAGATTTATACAAAGATTCAATAGAAGAACAGTTTGCAGCACAACAAGGTGTGCATGAGTTAATTCAAGAGCTATCTAATTTTAAAAGTTTAGATGAAATAAAAAAAATATTAAAATCAAAAGATATAAAACAAGCAAGTGGTTTATCTGATAAAGAAATAAATAATTTAGCAAAAGGTATTTTTACACCACCTAAATTTGATAGTACATTTTTTAAAGAATTAAGAAAAAACTATCCAGAAATGTCATCTAAGATACCTTACATATCTACTCAATTTATTAAATTATATAATAAGTATACGGATAGAAAATTAATTAATGATTTACCAGAGATTAACATAAGAAGTAAATAATGGTAGATAATATAATTACATTTCCTAAAAATAAAATAGAACAAGAAGAACCTACTATTGTAAATAAACAGGCAATAGATAAACAATATAAAAAACTTTTACAACAACAAGAAGAAATATTAAAACAAAGGGAAGAACTATGGCAGATATGACAATGATATGGAATGCAATACTAACAATGGCAATAGGTGGATTTCTATGGTGGATACGTTCTACGTCTGCTGCTATTAGTAAAGTAAAAGATGAATTGGCAAAAGCTAAAGAACAAATGGCACTAAACTATGCTACCAAAGAAGATGTGAAAGATGATATGTCACAACTTATG